CCTCCAGCCCCCATTTGAAACCCTATCCAAGCTCCTAGGATAAATCTCTCTTTCTCCTCCTCTTGCTTTAGCTTAGAGAGCATATCTATAAGCTGCGAAAACCGGCTGAATGACAAATGATCTATTGTATCATCATCCCATCCATACCGGCTCTGGATGAGGTCAATAACCCCGGCTACGCTCCTGCGGAGGGCCTCATTATCAGTTGAGACACACGTGAGAAAAAATCTTTTATGCTCTCCTGCTTAATAAGTCCCTCAACAATGTCCGTGATGGTGGTGGGTGGCATGACTTCGAACTCCTCCTTATTCTTGCCAATCATGTCAGCCATCCATTCCTTGAGATCGTCCTCCGCTTCAGAAAAAAGGGCCTGAAACATCATCAGGCCCACCTCTGTAGCATCTCCACCACCTGCCCCGGACAGCGCTAAAGCCATCTGAGACCGAACCCCACGTGTCATCTTCCCGAACATAGCTGCCAGCCGAAATACATCTTTGACCTGCAGAGCACGAACTTCTATCATCCAAATCACCTCCTTTATACTGAGAGGATCCACGGCATTAGGCGTGGGCACCTAACTAGCTAGCTGGATATTCCACAGTCCATGGCTCAGAGGCTAGATCGGTGTTGGTATAATGAGCGGAAAAGGAGAGAGCCAGCACTGCCTCATCCTTCGGAGCCATACCGAGACTAAAGGCCTGATCGCAGATGACATTCTGCAGCTTAACGATAACAGGATTGGTTTTGCCGCTAATCGTGCCAACCAGAACCACGTTATCTAGGAATGCTGTTGCTGGCATTATCCCCATTACAGGCTCACTCGCAGCTATCACAGCAGAGGCTGACACATACTTATATGTGGCGGTAATAGCTTTAAGGTTCTCGGGTGCAACAATGAAGTGGAGAGCCCCTGAACGCTTATCTAGCACATAGTCAGCCAATTCCACTTGGGCAGGTCTATCGACTACGGCTATCGTCACGGTATTCTCCCAAATCGGCTTCTGGGCAAGAGTAAAATCCTTAGTCACGCCATCACCTGTACCCACGGCCTCATCTGTTACTTGGGTCGTGCCCGAAGTATAGGTTGCTCCCACCAAAGCCCTCCGGACATTCTCTGCAGTCATCTCTAGCAGATTGACCGTGAGTTTGGCCAGAACTTCTTCGATGCGCCGAAATCCTTTAACAGGTCCCCGCATACCATCCGCTTCTATTCTTCGTATTGTCCTGGTCAGCTCAAAAGTGTTCCCTCCTCTTGTAGCTCCCAGTAAGGTGCCAGGATAATCCACATCATAGAAATTTAAGTAAACGGCTCCAGCATCGACTAGCAGCCTGTCTGCGCTATCTGCGCTTACCCCATGCTTTGCTACTGGCATAATTTACCTCCCTATATTGCCATTATGTTATGCTGGGTATTCAATCGACCACGGCTCAGTAGCCAGATCAGTATCAGCATAATGGGCAACAAACTTAACCACCAGCACTGCCTCATCCTTCGGGCTCAAGCCCAGGCTGAATACGTTATCCACCAGCGCATTCTCAACGATGCATATGATCGGTTTTGTGGTTCCGTCAAAACCCGTCACCGTCCCTACCAGAGCGACTTTGCCGATGAAATCAGCATCATCTATCTCTGCTCCTGTGATCACATGAGCAGTTGCACTTGACCCGGCTATAGCCTTGAGCAGATTATCCTCAGTTATCTCAAGGAGATTAGCAGTCAGTGAAGCGACTACTTCTTCGATGCGCCTGAATCCCTTAACTGGACCACTAGCACCATCTGGACGTATGTCCCTGATCGTGCGGGCGAGCTCGAAGACATTACCACCTTTCGTCGCACCTAGCAGAGTACCTGGATTGGCTACGTCCACCCAATTCAGATATACCGCTCCTGCATCTATAATGAGCCTATCTGGTGTACTTGCGCTTACTCCATGCTTTGCTACTGGCATTTTTCACCTCCTATTTTGAATCCTTTTTCTTGCGCCCCTCGACCACTTTCTTTAGTTTGCTCCTCTTCCCTTTTTTCTTTCCCATCTAAGCCTCCTATCTGCTTATGATACTCAAGGTCTCTGCCTTTCGATAATATCTTAGATTCCATTGAGTCGCATAATGCCAGATATTTTGCTCTACCTCTGGGATAAATCCATCAGTCTGTAACCAGAGCCTGGTAGCACTAACCTCATCTGTGTCAAAGGACAACTCATCTAACAGCTCGATAATGCGTTTCCTTATATTCAATATCTCATCTGCTTTGGGCTGGTATGACCATAAGTCCAGATAATATGTTGCCTGCCGCATCGGAAAGAACTCTTGGGGGGCTATGTCAATCCGATGTACGAGGTAAGGAAACCTGGCATTCGGCTCAGCCCAGGTAAGATATAGCCGCACCGTCCCACCCATTGCATTCTTTAGCAGTGTATCCCCGGTCAAAATAGTCCACAACTTGCTCAGCAGGCTTACCTGAGTATCTAAAACCATTTTCTTCCCTCGAATAGCCTTTGCACTGCAGGCCGTGCCTTCTCAAAACTTGGCCTTAGCCATGGCCTTGGCAAGATTGAGCGAGTGCCATATTCCAGACATTTTCCATATTCAAGGCTTGTCCCGACCTCTCCGACTACCTGTGCACCTCCCCCCGTAGATGGAACCGATCCCCAGCTTAGTGGCCCCGATATCGGCTTCCCAGTCCAGGGCGGTGGTTCACCAATAAGCTTTTCACCTTTCCCTTCCACAGATGCAGCTACAGATTGGCGCAATCTACCAGTTGCAGAAGCAGGTGCTTCTCCAGGGGCACTTGCTGTATATGTCCGATGAGTCCCGGGGACAAAGTAGGTTCGGCCCGACCTCTGTCCTGATAAAGTCTCCAGGGTCACATTCCGAACCTCGTTCACAGCCTCGAACATCAACTTACTAGCAGCATCTTGGATACCTCTGGTAGCTTCCTGCGTATGCATTGTGAGATCAAATGAGATACCTCCAGCCATTATTCCTCCATAGCTCCGACTATAGTTACACCATCCAATCGCTGCACAGGCTCTACTAACTTCAGTATCTTATCCCTCCAGAGGACATGATTGCAGCCCAAATCCAATTTCACGTCACCCCTAAACACTATCTTGTGTGATACTTTACTTTGGAGTTGCTGATAGGCAGCCCTGGCTTTAGCATCTAATGGGATCACGCTTGCAAATCTTGTTTCAACAGGCTTCCATGTTACAGTTTCACCTGTCGCTCCCAAAGTTGCTGTCCTAACCTGAATCTTCACGTGTTCTTTTAGTTGGTTAACTAAAACCACGGTGTCTCCTAACCTAGCATGTTGGTTCGGTATGGATTAAGCAATTCCCTAGCACGACTAGGAAGCTTATAGCTCACCGAACCTAGTCCGCTTACACTGGTACTGTCTACCCGGTCAGTCCTATTTTCATAGAGGAATGCCATTACCTCTAATACAGCAGCCACTGCATCTGGAACTAGAGGCTGCACGGCCTCTCTAGTTGTCCCGTAACCTGTCTTATATATAACCACATACTCATAGCCATTCCACCATGATCCCTTAAGCCGCCCTATATGAAGTTGCTCGGTATAATCAGCAGATAGACCAAGTGCCACACCATATTTGCAAACAACAACTGCACCATCCGTTGGAGCTGAAGTAAAAGTTATAGTTCTCCCACTTAAAGTATAATCTACATCGATAGTCTTCAGCACTCCATCAACATAAACCTCCAGACTGCCAGCCTTCGGAGTATTGCCGAGAGTAAATATTTTAGTTGAGCCATCTCCTACATAGCGTTCGGTCCGCTTCCAAGAGACTGAGGTGATAGACACAACTGGTCTCTTATAGAGCCTTAATATGCTAGAGCCATCCCCAAGGTGGGACTCTGTGATTTCCCTTTGCACAAATGCCCTTCCTGTATATTTTTCCGCCTCCTCCGTTGCTGCCTCTATTAACTTCTCCAGTATATCATCATCATAGCTCTCGAAAGTGTTATCTGGTGAGACCCGGTCATAATCGGCAGTAATCGGCTTACCATTGGCAGGAGCGGTGACAAAGGTTATCGTTGAACCACCGATAGTAAAGTGTGTGAGTTCGGCTTGAAGCACTCCATCAACGTAGAGCCTCAAGCTGCCTTCCACAGGTGCATAATCAAGTGCAAAGACTTTGGTTATGCCGTCTCCCATACCGGCATATTCGGCATAGACTTGAAGGTAACTCGCAGTACTAACCCGAAGATATATTTTCGTCTGGGTTAAA